GGCATCCTGGGCCGTCACATGGAGCGGCAGACCACCTCGACGAAGGCGTACCCGTTTGAGACCGTCGACATGCTGCCGCCGATCGAGACCGGGAACATGGAACGAATACTGGAGGCCGCATATCGCCGGGTCTCCAAGCGGACGTTCAGCGCGATCAACGACGTGGGCGTCGCCGGGACTCTCGACTGGAGCGACAAGCTGCCGACGGTTCAGCGGGTACTGACCCAGGCACCGACACGGGCCGCGATGATCCACCGGACAACCTCCAAGGCCATCGGCAGGGCGGTCGGTATCGGCCTGGAACGCGGGTACTCGATCGAACAACTGGCGCGGGGCGTACCGGACGACAAGTTCCCCGGCATCCGTTCGATCCTGGGCGAGACCGAGAACCGGTCAAGGCTGATCGCCCGAACCGAGATCATGAGGAGCCAGAATCAGACCACAGTCGGATTCTACAAAGAGCAGGGCTTCGGATATGTGCAGGCTGACGACGTAGACGGCGACCCTGACGACAACTATATCGACCCAGGCGATCCACACGGGCGCACATGCGCTGAACGTCACGGTCAGGTCTACGCGTTGGACGCCGCCCAGAATATCGACGACCACCCGAACGGGACGCTCAACTGGACTCCAATGCCACGCGGATATAAGCCGGAGGAGACTCTATGATTCACAAGACGATGATCGCGAGCGCGAAGGCCGTCGATGAGGCCGAGGGGATCGTTGAGGCGTACACCAACTCGATGGGTGTGATCGACGCCGACGGCGACATCGTGGAGCCGACCGCCTTTGATTCCTCTATAGCGGGCAACCTCCCGATCCCAGTCCTGTCCGGTCACGATCAAGGCAAGCTGGTCGGTAAGGTCGTATTCGCACAACCCAGACATATCGAGGGCGACGAATATCGGCTGTTCACGCGGATGCAGATGAACATGGACACTCAGGCAGGCCGGGAGGCGTTCAGCAACGTCGCGGGAGATTTCGTCAGGGAGTGGAGCGTCGGGTTCAACATCCCGAAGGACGACGACATCACGCACGAAGGCGAGGACGTGTCGACAGTGATCCGGCGCATCGGGAACCTTGACTGGGTCGAGGTTTCGTCGGTAATACGTGGGTCGTCTCCATCGACCTCGACAGTTGCGGCTAAGACTGCACCGACAACAACTGAGGAGAAGGGCGCGATCCCGTCGCATCTGACGGCATGGGCCGAGGATGCCTGGGACGGTCAACTGATGCGGGGTCGGATCAAGGGTGGGGCGGCGATCCTCAGAGCGTCCCACGCCTGGGTCGATCCAGAGGGCGACCCAGAACTCAAGGCGAGCTACAAATATCTGCACCACCACGTCGGGCGTAACGGCAAGGGCGGTGCTGCTAATGTCAGGGCGGTCACTACCGCTCTCAGCAACCTCAACGCTCGCAAGACGTCGATACCAGAGAACGACCGGCGCGGGGTCTACAACCACCTCGCTCGCCATCTCCGCGACGCGGGTCGGAAGCCGTCCGAACTTCGGTCAGCCGAACTGCCCGACCACTCCAAGCCGTATCCGAATTTCCACGCCTGCAGGATGCGGGAGCCAGACGAGTTCGACCGATTCCGCACCGCCGCCGAGACCATCGACGACAAACCGGTCGAGGTGCTATACGGCAGGGAGACAGAGACCGGGGATTGGGCCATCGCATCGTACCGCCTGCCTCTCGATGACTGGACAGAGGCCGAGGCTCGTGCGTTCTGCACGGATCACGATGGCATTAAATTTGAGCCAGCAACCGGCGAGGACGACTCCGACGCAACGGACGAAGCCGCCTCCGACACGGCCCCAGAGGTCGCCACGGACACGGCAGAACGATCGTTGCGCCTACAACGAGCCAAGCTCGCCCTGCATGGAATACACCAAGCGAAGGAGTTGTGATTTGAACACCAAAGAGACGAGACAGGAGGCCAACGCCCTGCTCGGTCAAGCGGAGACGGCTCTCACCGGCGGCAACGTCGAAGAGTTTGAGCGCATGATCGGCGACGCGCAGGCCAAGATGGAGGCCGCCGACAAGGTCGATCAGGCCGCGTCCCAGTTGAAGGTTCTCCAGGGCGAGTTCAGTCGCCCGACCAACAGCGTACCGATCGCCGACAAGGACGTCGCGGCATACGACGCGAATGACACCGGTGCGATTAACAAGGCGTCCTACAAGCCCAGTTCCTGGGTTAAGGGACTCCCGGCGATGGCGCAGCCGATGTGGGTACAGGAGCAGATGGGAAGTACCCAGAAAGAGGAGGCCCGGTTCCAGACCGACACGTTCGTGAAGTGGTTGAGGTCTCCGTCCGACGACGTGTTCTGGAAGACCGCCAGCGTAGACGAAGTTAAGGCCATGCAAGAGGAGACGGATGCCGAGGGCGGGTTCTTCGTCCCAGAAATGTTCATCAGCAGCACAATACACGACCCAGGAGTACCGGGTTCTCAGCTTCGGCCCCTTTGCACGGTGATCCGCGTGTCGTCCAAAGACGGCTATGTGCCGACGATGGGCAGCGCGACCTGGGCAGCGATCGCCGAGGAAGCCGCCTTCTCCGACCAGACTCCCGTAGTCGGTCAGGTTGCTTTCTCATTGGAGAAGTCCGGCGGTCTGGTCAAGACGACCCGTGAGTTGCTGGAGGACTCAGCGATCAATCTCCCGGCTCTGCTAACGCAGATATTCCAGGAGTCCGCGGGCAGGTTTGAGGACGTGGGCATCATCAGCGGGAACAACACCACACAATACGCAGGGATCATGTCCGATTCCGACGTGGCGTTCTACACGATGGCCGGATCGACAAGTGTCGTCGTGGCAGACCTCATCGGCACGTTCTACGCCTTGGAAGCCCAGCATCGGGCGAACAGCACCTGGGTCATGAAATCGGCTATTAACTCGCTGATTAACCAGATTCAGGTCACCGGAAACGGCGTCACTGGGATCGCCAACATCACCACCGCTCCGTCAGCGTTCATCCTGGGTCGGCCAGTGGTGGATACCGACGTCACCAGCGGACTGGGCGGCAACATCACCAGCACCGAGAAGATCGCGATCTTCGGGGACTTCCGGCAGTACTACATATTCGACCGGGTCGGATTCACCATAAGGCGCAATGACAGCCTGTACATGGAGAACGATCAAGTGGGCTTCTTTGCTTCACGGCGAGGCGACGGTCAGGTCGGACTGGCGGCAGCGTTTAAGATTCCCAGAGCCGCATAGTTTAGCGGCAACAAGTGGGGGCGGGGCTTCGGCCTCGCCCCCTGGTCGGGAGGAGATTTATGGCAAAGGCCAAGAGCCTGGTGAATGTCACGTTCGGCGCAACCGGGGAGGTGTACGAGATGGGCGAGGTCTACGACGTCCCCGCCGCACTCCTCAAGAAATACCCTGACTATTTCAAGAAGCAGTCAGCGAAGCCCAGGAACAAGCAGGCCGCGACCGGGGAGAATAAATAGTGGCGACCCGTCACACATACGCGACCGCTGACGATCTGCGGGATTACCTTGCCGGCACGAGCTACTCGTCCGGCTGGACGTCTGACGCGGGTTCGATACGGCGCATCCTGGAGGCGGCGAGCCGGAGGATCGACGACTACTGCGGCGGCGGTACATTCGGGCCGCTGACCGAGACTCGGTACTACGACATCGGAACTGGTAGTCTGCGAAACTCTCCGCAGTATCAGATTGTCGCGACAACGGACGACATCAAGACCTCTATGTCGACTCCCGGCGTCGTGCCGCTCGACGGCTGGATCGTCAGCCCGACCACGGTCACGGCATACGGCGCAACCGACCGGGCGACCTCGGAGACGTTGACTGAGGGCTACAACGCGGACTTCTGGCTGATGCCCTACAACTCAACACCGAAAACGATCTTGAAGTTGAACGAGGACACGACCAAAGGGTTCGACGCAGGCCAGCAGACCCTCTCGATCCTCGCCACCTGGGGCTACACCGCTGACACGGTCAGTGTCACCACTTCTGATGCCATAGGATCAACAACGGCGACATCCGCGTCGGTAACGTCTGCGACCAATCTCGGCCCCGCGCAGACCATCCTTATCGACTCGGAGCAGCTATATATCACGGCGATCTCTGGCAATACCCTGACCGTGGAGCGGGCCGTCAATGGCACGACTGGAGCGACCCATAGCGGCGGTGCATCACTCTACCGGTACGACTATCCGGAGCTGGTCGTCCAGGCCTGTCTCGACCTGTCCAAGATCGTGTTCCGCGATCGCGACCTGGGGACAGTGACGACTATCGGCTCCGGCGACGCCGCGATCACAACCGCAGCCGGGGAGATCAATTCGATCCTGATGACCCTCGACCAGTATCAGGCGACTGGCATATCCAGCGGGGTCTTCTTCTAATGCCACCTCCGGCAACGACGTTCAAGCTCAAGGGGCCGGTCTTTGGGACGCCCACCCAGGTCGGTCTCGGATTCACCGAGGCGGTCAACCAGGGACTGCTCGACCTCGCGACCATCGAGGGATCGAACAAAGTTCTGGAGCAGTTGTGGGGGCCACCGGTCTCGCAATACAACAAGGCTCCACGCGCTTCTAAACACGGGCGCAAGACCGGTGAACTGCGGCGTCACATCGGGGCCACAGTACCCGAGGACGGCATAGCGGTTATCGCGGCTGGTGAACAGCACGGTCGGCAGAACCTTATATATTCCGCGTGGGTCGAGGGAATCAGTAGCCGGAATCAGAGATCGACGTTTAAGGGCTACAAGATGTTCCAGAACGCATATGACCACATCAACAATAATCCGAAGCTGTACGAAGACTATATCGGGGACGCTCTGATCGAGGCGTTCGATTGAGCCGGTCAGGGGCATTGGCCCAGATCGACACGCTCCTCGCGGCGATCTCCGACCCGGCCTTCGTGGCGGTATATCGCGGGGAGCCGCTGGCGATCTCAGGAACGCCGGTGTTGGCGTTCTGGCTGACCGGTCGCCGGGACGACTTTGAAACCCTGGGCGACATCGGGTCGCGGGTATCGGTCACGGTGCGGGCATATTTTAGGATGCAAGACTCGGCAGATGTTCGCGAAAGTATCGAGGAAGCGGTTTGGGATGCGATGGTTCAGATCGACACCCAGCTTCGTTCGGACGCCGACCTCGGCGGGAACGTCACCGACTCGTCAGTCGGGGCCGCTACGGTCGGATATCAGAATATGAGCGGCGGGGTGTTCCGCACGGTGACCGTCCCGTACGAGATGGAGCTATTGGGCGAGATCACTATCACACCGTAACGGCCCCAGGATGACCAGAGAGCGATTTAATCACGGAGGACGGGTATGGCAAAGGTAAACGGGCTGAACGTCCGGCTTTACGTCGAGGGATATGACCTGTCGGGCGATGCCAATGCCTTGAATGGCCTGGGCTATACGTCCGAACTCCTCGACGTGACAACGCTCGACGTCGAAGCCAAGAAGCGGATTGTCGGGATCGCAGATGCGGAGATCAGTGTCGATGCTTGGTTCGATGCAGCGTCGAACCGATCCCACGCGGTCTGGACAAGCAACAGCGGCAAACAGCCGACGGCTGATCAGGAAGTTCTCATTCCGATGGGGTCAGCGGTTGGCGATCCCTGCGTCGGTCTGATCTCCAAGCAAGGAACATATAGCACGACCCGCTCTCCTGGGTCTGCCATATCTGCGAATGTAACCTATACGACATCGAACGGTGCAGGGCTAGATTTTGGAACCATGCTGACCGCCCATGATGACACCCATTCGTCAGCGGGTTCGGGAACGGTTGTTGATGGTGGCGCGGCAACGTCTAACGGCGGGGCCGGGTATCTGCAAGTGCTTAGCGTTGCCTCTGGCAGTGTCACGGTCAATTTACAGGAATCTACCTCCAGCGGTGGTTCATACTCCAATTTCATGACGTTCTCAACTGTAGCAACAGCGGGTGCGCCGACATCGGAGA